GTGGATCGCGCCCTATCGAAGGGTGCGGCTTTGAGCGCGGCCGCGCGGCGGGTGCTGGCGGCCCTGTATGCGGTGACCGTGACCGAGACGCCCTATGGCGGGCAGGCGCGGACCTATGAACTGCTGGGCCAGATCTGGCTGAACCCCGGCAAGGTCGGGGGGCGACGCCGGAGCGGTCCGGACGGCCAGCAGCGGATCGAGACGTGGCGGGTGACGACGGGGCTGGACCCGCGTCTGAATGCGGGGCGGGTGCTGGAGTTCGAGGGGGTGCGTTGGCGCATCCTGGCGGTGGCGACCGGCCCGGCGGAAACCGACCTTGAGCTGGAGCGGCTGGCATGAGCCATGAGCTGGCCCTGCAGAAGGGCATCCTCGCACGGCTGAAGGCGGATGCGACGCTGGACGCGCTGATAGGCGGGCGGGTCTGGGATGCGGCGCCGCCGGACCCGGTCTATCCGCATGTGAAGCTGGGACGCAGCCAGAGCCGACCGGTGGCAGGGGGCGGCGGAGCGGTGGAACATCAGCTGACGCTGATCGTCGCCTCGAGGTTCTGCGGGACGGAGGAGGCGCGGGCGGTGGCGGCGGCGGTGCGCCTCAGCCTGAGCGGCGCGGTGATCGAGACCGACGGGGTGCGCAGCCTGAAGCTGGAGGTGCCGCTGAGCGACGTCTTTGCCGCCGATGACCGACTGACGACCTGGGCCGTGATCCGCGTGCGCGCGGTGACCCAGGACATCTGACAACCCCACGACAATCGAGGAGAGTCCCATGGCGGCCCAGAGCGGCAAGGACCTGTTGCTGAAGATCGAGACGGACCCCGATACCTTTCTGACGGTGGCGGGCTTGCGGGCGCGGACGGTGTCGCTGAATGCGCGCGCCGTCGATGTGACCGATGCGGACAGCGCCGGGCGCTGGCGCGAACTGCTGGCCGGGGCGGGGGTGCGCACGGCGGCTATCGCGGGTCAGGGCATCTTCCGCGATGCGGCGTCGGATGCGCGGATCCGCGAGGCCTTCTTTGCCCAGAGCACGGACCGCTGGCAGGTGATCGTGCCCGACTTCGGCCGGCTGGAAGGGCGGTTCGTGGTCTCGGCGCTGGAATATGCCGGCGAGCACGACGGCGAGGCGAGCTTTGCGCTGAGCCTGGCAAGCGCCGGTGAACTGACCTTCGAGGCGATCTGATGCGGATGGCCAATGGGGCGCGGGGCGAGGTGCTGGTCGAGCTGGACGGGTCGTCGCGTCGGCTGTGCCTGACGCTGGGGGCGCTGGCCGAGATCGAGACCGCGCTGGCGGTGTCGGGGGTCGAGGGTCTGGTCGAGCGGCTGCGACGGCCGACGGCGCGGGACCTGATGGCGGTGCTGGCGGCGCTGCTGAACGGGGGCGGTGAGCACGAGTTGGCCGGGCGGCTGGACCGGGCCTCGATTTCCCCGCAGGTCGCGGCCGAGGCTGTGGCGCAGGCCTTTGCCGCTGTGGGTGGAGGCGAGGGATGACGGAGGTCTGGGCGAGCCGGTTGAGGCTGGCGGCCCGGCTGGGCCTGACGCCCGGCGCCTTCTGGGCCCTGTCGATTGCGGAATGGCAGGCGCTGACCCTGATGCCGGGGCAGACGCCGCCGCTGGGCCGCGCGGAATTTGACCGACTGAGCCGGGACTGGCCTGACGAGGGAGCAAGAGCATGACGGACACATTTGGCCCGTCGGGGCTGGAGACCGTGCCGCTGGAGGCCGCCGAGGCGACGGCCGCGCTGGAGAGCCTGAAAGAACCGGCCGAGCGTGCGGCGCGGTCGATCGAGCAGGCCTTTGACCGGGCGGGTGAGAGTCTGGCGGCGTCGCTGACGCGGGCGGCGGCGGACGGAGAGATTACGCTTGCGGAACTGGCACGGGCGGTGCTGGCGGCGGCCAATTCGGCAGTCGGCACCCTGATGAGCGGCGGTGGCGCCGGGCTGGGCGAGGCGCTCGCCAGTGCGGTCGGCGGGCTGTTCTCGGGCACGCGGGCGGACGGGGGACCGGTGATGCCGGGCGGGGCCTATCTGGTCGGCGAGCGTGGGCCGGAGGTGTTCCGACCCTCGCAGGCGGGCGTTGTCGGCGGGGTCGAGGGGCCCGGCCTGGTGCTGAACCTGAAGGTCGAGGGCGGGGCGCCGGGCTTGCTGCGCTCGGAGACCCAGATCGCCCAGGCGCTGGCCCGCGCGGTGGCGCTGGGCGCGCGCCGCTACTGAGGGGAGCACGATGAGTTTTCATGAAGTGAGCCTGCCCGCTCGTTTGGCCTTCGGCTCGACGGGCGGGGTGGAGCGTCGGACGGAGGTCGTGACGCTGGCCTCGGGTCATGAGCGGCGGTCGACCCCCTGGGCCAGTGGCCGACGGCGGTATCTGATCGGGTCGGGGCTGCGGTCTCTGGACGACATGGCGGCGCTGACGGCCTTTTTCGAAGCGCGTCAGGGGCGGCTGTACGGGTTCCGGTTCCGGGACTTTGCCGATTTCAAATCCTGTGTGCCCGGAGCCGAGCCCGGCCCGGGCGATCAGGCGATCGGCACAGGGGATGGGGTCACGACGCAGTTCACGCTGGCCAAGGCCTATGGCGATCAGATGCGGCAGATTGCCAAGCCGGTCGAGGGCACGGTCCGGGTTGCCGTGGACGGTACCGAAGCGCTGGAGGGGTGGAGCGTCGATGTCACGACGGGTGACGTGACGTTTGCGACCGCGCCGGACGAGGGGGCGGAGATCACCGCAGGCTTCCGGTTCGACACGCCGGTGCGGTTCGATGCGGACCGTCTGGAGATCACGCTGGAGAGCTTTGGCAGCGGGCGGATGGTGGCCATGCCGCTGATCGAGATCCGGGTCTGAGCCATGCGCGACATTCCTGGAGAGATGGCCGCCCGGATCGAGTCCGGGGCGGCAACCCTGTGCCATGCCTGGCGGGTGACGCGGGCGGACGGGGTCGAGCTGGGATTCACCGATCATGACCGGGCGCTGGAGGTGGACGGCACGCCCTGTTCGCCGGTCGAGGGGTTTGAGGCCGGTGCGCGCGACGGCGAGGCCGGGTTCGAGCCCGGCAGTCTGACGCTGGCCGGTCATCTGGGTGAGGGCGAGGATGCCCTGGCCGAGGCGGCCGTCGGGGCGGGGCTATTTGATCGGGCGCGGGTTGAGCTGTGGCGCGTGGACTGGACACGGCCGGACCTGAAGGTGCGGCTGTGGGTCGGGCGTATCCGCGCGCTGCCGCGCGCCGGCGGGCGGCTGACGGTCGAGCTGGAGGGACCGCTGGCGGCGCTGGATCGGCGGATCGGTCGGACCTATGGGCGGCTGTGCGAGGCGCGGCTGGGCGACGGGCGATGCAGGGTGGACCTCGAGGCCCATCCCGGCGTGCGTTGCGACAAGCGGTGGGAAACCTGTGTCGGGACGTTTGCCAACGGGGTCAATTTCCGGGGCTTTCCGGATATCCCGGGCGACGACTTCATCGCTGCGCACCCAGTGGATGGAGGCCGGCACGATGGCCGGAGCCGCCGGTGAGGGCGGCAGCGCTGGAGGCCGCCCGAGGCTGGGTCGGGACGCCCTACCGCCACCAGGCCAGCTTCAGGGGCGAGGGGGCGGACTGTCTGGGACTGATCCGGGGCGTCTGGCGTGAGGTGATCGGGCCGGAGCCCGAGGTCCTGCCGCCCTATTCGCCGGACTGGGCGGAGGCGTGCGGGGCGGAGACGCTGCTGCTGGCAGCGCGGCGGTGGCTGATCGAGATCGAGGTTGAGGCGGCACGGCCGGGCGATGTCCTGCTGTTCCGCATGCGGGCCGATGTGCCGGTCAAACACTGCGGAATCCTGAGCGCGGTCGGTCCGCCCGAGCCGCGACTGATCCACGCCTATTGGGGCCGGTCGGTGATCGAGAGCTGGATGGGCGACTGGTGGCTGAAGAAGCGGGCGGCGGCCTTCACCTGGCCCGAGCGCATATTCTGAAAACGTGAGGAGACAGCATGGCGCAGGCCGTACTGGGAGGACTGGGTCAGGCTCTGGGCGGGGGCGTCGGGCAGGCCATCGGCCGGGCGCTGGGCGGCATGCTGGACCAGCGGCTGGTGGCCGGTCTGGGACCGGCGCGACAGGTGGGCCCGAGGCTGCAGGCGATCCGGCTGCAGTCGACCGCAGAGGGGGCGCCGATGGCGCTGGTGCTGGGCCGGGCGCGGGTGGCGGGTCAGGTGATCTGGGCGGCGCGATTTCTGGAACAGCGGCACGAGCAGGGTGGCGGCAAGGGCGGGCCGCGCACGGAGTCCTATGCCTATTCGCTGAGCTTTGCCGTCGCGGTCTGTGAGGGGCCGATCGACGGGATCGGGCGAATCTGGGCCGACGGGCAACCGCTGGACCGGGCCGGCGCGACCCTGCGTATCCATCGGGGGACCGAAGACCAGATGCCCGATCCGCTGATCGAGGCGGTCGAGGGAGTCGGGTCGGCGCCGGCCTATCGCGGGACGGCCTATGTGGTGTTCGAGGACCTGCCGCTGGCGGCGTTCGGCAATCGCGTGCCGCAGCTGGCGTTCGAGGTGTTTCGGCGACCTGCGGGTGGGGCACCTGCGCTGGAGGACCGGCTGGAGGGGGTTTGCCTGATCCCCGGAGCGGGGGAATTCGTGCTGGCCACCGAGCCGGTGGTGCGGCGCACCGGCTTGACCCGGACCGAAGTCGAGAATGTGAGCACGGCCGAGGGGCGGCCGGACCTGATCGTGTCGCTGGATCAGCTGACGGCGGCCTGTCCGAACCTGAAGCGGGTCAGTCTGGTGATCGGCTGGTTCGGAGATGATCTGAGGGCCGGGCACTGCACCATCCGACCGGGGGTGGAGCGGCGCGACAAGCCGACGGTGCCGCTGGACTGGTCGGTGGCCGGGCTGGACCGGGCGACGGCGCATCTGGTCAGCGAGGTCGGCGGGGCTCCGGCCTATGGCGGGACGCCTTCGGACGGCGCCGTGCGGCAGGCGGTGGCGGAGCTGAAGGCCCGGGGTCTGGAGGTGACGCTGTACCCGTTCGTCTTCATGGACATACCGCCGGGCAATGGGCTGAGCGATCCGTATGGCGGGGCGGAGCAGGCGGCCTATCCCTGGCGTGGACGGATCGTGGCTGAAAGTCCGGCGACGGCGGGGGCCGATGTCGCGGCGGTGTTCGGCGCGGAAGACGGATGGGGCCTGCGGCGGCTGGCGCGCCACTATGCGGCGCTGGCGGCGGAGACGGGGGCCGATGGCGTGCTGATCGGGTCGGAGATGCGGGGGCTGACGACCAGTCGGGACACGGGCGGCGGCTATCCGGCCGTCGAGGCCTTTTGCGATCTGCTGGCCGAGTGCCGGGCGATTGTCGGGCCGGGGGTGGCCCTGTCGTATGCCGCGGACTGGTCGGAGTATTCCGGGCATCGGCCGGACGATGGCTCGGGCGATGTGATGTTCCATCTGGACCCGATGTGGGCCGACCCGGCGCTCGATTATGTGGGTATCGACTGGTACCCGCCGCTGGGCGACTGGCGCGCGGGGGACGGCGGGCTGGATGCGGAGATGTACGCGGGGCCGGATGACCCCGCCTATCTGGCCATGCAGACGGCGGGGGGCGAGCATTTCGACTGGTTCTATGCCGATGAGGCGGACCGTGCGGCGCAGGAGCGGACGCCGATTGCCGATCTGGCCCATGGCGAGGACTGGGTGTTCCGGGCCAAGGACCTGAAGGGCTGGTGGAGCCATGCGCACCATGATCGGCCCGGCGGTGCGAGGTCGGCCAGCCCGACCGCCTGGGTGCCGGGCATGAAGCCGATCCGGCTGACCGAGTTCGGCTGTGCGGCGGTCGACCGAGGCGGCAATGCCCCCAATCTGTTTCAGGATCCGAAGAGCGCCGAGAGCGCGCTGCCGCCCGGGTCCAGCGGCGCGCGGGATGACCGGATGCAGCGCCGGGCGCTGGAAGCGGTGCTGGACCATCTGGATGACGGCGAGGCCAATCCGGTGTCGGGCGTCTATGGCGGGCGGATGGTCGAGGGGGCCGATGCCTGGTGCTGGGACGCGCGGCCGTGGCCCGCCTTTCCGGGGCAGCCGGAGCTGTGGGCCGATGCCCCGGCCTGGCACAGCGGTCACTGGCTGAACGGACGGTTGCTGGGCGAGACCGAAGGCCTGCTGGCCGATCTGGCGGGACGGATCGGGCCGGAGGAGGAGCCGGTGATCGGGCCTGTGCGGGACCGGATCGAGGGCTATGTGATCGACCGCCCGATGAGTGTGCGCGAGGCGCTGGCGCCTTTGGTCTCAGGACTGGGGCTGGTGGTAAGCGAGGCGGGGGGGCAGCTGACGCTGAGGGCCGACGACGATGGCCCGGTGGTGACGATCGATCCGCAGGGTCTGGCCTTGCCGGACGAAGGGGGTGCCGAAGTCCGCGATCGCACGGTGGACGAGAACCCCGATCGGGTACGGGTGCGGTATCTGAACCTGGCAGATGACTATCAGACCGGATCGGTGACGCTGAGCCGGGACCAAGGAGGCGATGCGGTCGCGGGGCTGGATGTCGACCTGCCGGCCGTCTGCGACGAAGGGCAGGCGCGGCGGTTTGCGGCAAGGCTGGCGGCGGGACTGGAAGGCGTCGAGCGCCGGACCCTGATGCTGGGGCCGCTGCAGGCGCTGACGCTGGAGCCCGGGGACCGGGTGCAGATGGTCGGCGAGGATGATCTGTGGCGCGTGGAGCGCATCGCCCTGGACGAGGCGGCGCGGGCGGTGCTGGTCCCGGTTCCAGTGATGGAAATCGAGGACGGGACGCCGGTCTGGCGGCTGCCGGATCGCTCGGGGCCGTCGGGCGCGCCGTGGCTGCGAATTCTGGAACTGCCGCCGCTGGTCGGGCGGTCGGAGGGCGGCGTCGTGGCGGCGGTCGCGGTCGATCCCTGGTCGCGTCATGCGGTGACAGCGGGGCCGGATGCCACAGGCCAGACCCTGCGGGGGCTTGCGCGTGCGCCGGCCAGCGTGGGCGTGCTGACCGAACCCCTGATGCCCGGCGTGTGCGGGCGCTGGGATGAAAGGGCCTCCGTGACTGTGCACGTCGAAGGGCGGGTCCCCGAGAGCCGCGAGAGGCTGGCGGTGCTGGCCGGGGCCAATGCGGTGGCAGTCGAAACCGGGGCGGGCTGGGAGGTGATCCAGTACCGGACGGCAGAGCTGGTCGGCGGCGACGTCTGGCGGCTGAGCGGGCTGTTGCGCGGGCAGGGCGGGGGCGAGCCGGAGGCGGAAGCGGGCGCGCTGGTCGGGGCGGCCGTCGTCTTTCTGGATGACAGTCTGGTCGCGCTGGGCGCTATGCGTGAGGAATACGGACTGCCGCTGCTGTGGCGGGCCGGAGCCGGGGGCGCGGTGCCGTCGGGGCCGTTCGTGACCGAGGTGACCCATGTGTTGACGGGGCGGGCGGAGCGACCCTGGCGGCCGGTGCATCTGACCGCTCGAGCGGAGGAAGGCGGACTGGCCTTGGGCTGGATCGCGCGGACGCGGACGGGTGGCGACAGCTGGGACGGGGAGGCCGCGCCGGTTGATCCGCTGCGGTTCCGACTGCGAATTCTGGACGGCGATGTCGAGAGACGCGCGGTCGAGGTCACGGGCACAGAGTGGCTGTATTCCGATGCGGACCGGGCCGTGGATTTTCCGAGCGGGTGCGAGGCGGGGCGCTTTGAGGTGTCGCAGGCCTCCATCCACGGCATATGGGGCCCGGAAGCGGTCGCGCCCCTTTGCGAAGGCGGTGGCATGCCCTAACTGATGGCCTTGAGCTATCAGGAGCGATGATCAACCGTGGCAGGCGATCCCTATCAGGAACTGGGTGTTTCCCGGGGCGCGAGCGCGGATGAAATCAAGAAGGCCTTTCGCAAGCTGGCCAAGGATTTTCACCCCGACAAGAACCCGGGCGACGCGGCGGCCGAGGACCGGTTCAAGCGGATCACAGCAGCCTTTGACCTGCTGGGCGATGCCGAGAAGCGCGCCAAGTTCGACCGGGGCGAGATCGATGCTGACGGTCGTGAGCAGTACCGGGGGTTCCGGGGCGGCGCGGGCGGCACTCCCGGTGGCGGGTTTGGCGGTGGTGGCGCCCGCACGACCTTCGACGACATCGATCTGGAAGACATCTTTGGCGGCATGTTCGGCGGTGGAGGCGCACGGCCCCGGGGCGGAGCTGCCCGTGGGCCCGCGCGGGGCCAGGACGTCCGGGCCAGTCTGGAGATCAGTCTGGAGGACTCCATCCAGGGCTCGACCCGGCGTATCCAGTTCTCGGACGGACGGACGCTGGATGTGACGATCCCCAAGGGCGCCGACGACGGTCAGATGATCCGGCTGAAGGGGCAGGGCGTGCCCTCGCCGCGCGGTGGTCCGGCCGGAGACGCCCTGATCGAGTTGAAGATCGCGTCGCATGCGCTTTACCAGCGCGATGGCGCGGACCTGACCATGGATCTGGCCGTGCCGCTGTCGGATGCGGTGCTGGGCGGCAAGGTGGCCGTGCGGACACCGGACGGCGTGGTCAATCTGACGGTGCCGAAGGGATCGAACTCGGGCCAGATGATGCGGCTGAAGGGCAAGGGCGCCTTTGCCGGCGGCCGGCGCGGCGACCTGAAGGTGCGGCTGATGATCCAGTTGCCGGGCGAGGATGTGCCGGAGCTGACCAGGGCGGCCGAGGCACTGCGAAAGCGTGCCCTGTGA